TTGTTGGATTTAGTCGATGTACAGCATCGTACTAATCCAAAACCTGTTTGGGCTTTATTGATTAAGTCCCAAAAGGGTCGGTTACCACCTTCTTTGATGAGGTTGATTGATGCTCAGACTTTTAGTTATCAACGTCCTGCAAGTTATAGTGTATGGGCAGGTCATATGCTTGATAAGTTAAATGAGGCTGGTGCTGATGTGTCAATGTTATCAGCTTTGCCCCCGACTAGAGGATTATTTTATCCTTCTCGAACTTATGGCAATCCTGAATCTTCCAAGTATATTGAAGGTTTTGATCTTAAAATTTTCAAGACAAAATTTGAAGAGAACAGGATTGCCCAAGCTATTAGAGGGGGTTCAGGGTTTGGCATTGATGCTGCGTGGACAGCAACTGCTAATAGTATGGGTGCTTCGTTAAATCGATATACTGTTGCACGTCCTGTTATGGATATTGCTACTAAAGCCAAGATCCATGAAGCTGCTGATGCGTTGTTTGATGATTATCCCGATCTGTATGATAGGCCTTTAAGCATGAGTATTGGTGCTGTTATGGCAGCGACTGAGTGGAAATACTCAGCTGGATTGCCTTTTATTCCTGCCATTAAGAAACGGCAAACCTTGAAGAATTCTCCTTGGTATGGTCATATTAGAATAGCAGTTGATAAAATTCTTGCTTCAGGTGAGTGGCCTGGAGTTGCTTTACATGGCTTTCCAAAGAACCAGGTTGTTGCTTTGGAAAAAATAATTAATGATCCTTCCGCAATGAGGACTGTAACTGCTGGCGATAGATTGACCGCTATTGCTGTTAACTCCCGTATGATGGAAGTTTCAAAACGACCTCCATCGATGGATTCTTATGTTGTTAACATGATACCACGTCGGGAGGGTGCCCTTCAACCAGTTTTTGAACATTTGAGTAAGAAACCTTTTCAGTATGCAGGCGATGCTTACCGATTTGATTCGACTGTTCCTGATGAAGTGGCCACAATTGGTTCTGTTCGCCTGTATGAAAAAGGTGTTGAAGGTTGGTGGAATGAGCGAGCTCTTGTTTCTTTTGTTGAGTGTTACTATCAATCTTTGTGTCGAGGATTAATTGTCAATCTTTATGATGGGACCGTTATTTCAAAGACTGGTGGTGGTGGCACTGGAAGTGCTCAAACTTCAGCCAATAATCGTGATTGGGTGAGATTGATTTTGCGTGCTTCTTTTAGCATTGCTTATTCTCGCCCATGCACAGATTATTTGGTGCACGTTAATGAGACCAATGCTGCCGACGATATAAGAATATCTGTTGGGGGTGAAATTGAGTCACAAGATCCTGGCTTGCGTCAATGGGCTGCAGTCATGTTGAGTGAGTTTGGCATTACCTTTACCTTTACTCGTGCTGGTCCTGGTGATCCTTTTCTTCATCTTGTTCCTTTATTGCCTCATCAGATTGATCCTGATATGTACAATGAGGTGGGTGTCAATTGTCCTGATTACCCATTAGCTCATGATCCTAAACGATTGTTGTTGGTTAGGTCAGAACATCGTGCTGATCGTATGAAGGCAAATCCAATTGTGCAGGCTCATGTTATTGTTGCTCAGGATGTGTCTCATGCCTTATTAACGGCACATAATCCTCATTTATATCATGATATAGTAGAGGAATGGCTTGAGGCTAGTGATCAATTTTTACGTGCTGTTGTT